GATGCCCTGTATGGGTACAGGGTCCAATTCGTTGGATATCGCTCTATGAGCAACCCAGTATGGATAATTGGTAATCCATACCAGCATTCAGAAATGTCTGCTGAATCTACCCACTTAAAAGCTAGATGAAACACCTAAATAAATTTAGACATTTCGCTCTAGCTACTATTAAGTGGCTGGAGCACCTCGAAAAGAATCGAGGCACCAAGCTACCTTTATCTCTGCGAGGTCAAGCTCAAAAGATCTTCAAGATTTTCACGTCAAGAGGATCTAAAGAGGCTATACGTTACTGTAAAGAACGTAGAGCTTTGATATTCTACTTATTAAGTAGAAATAACAAACTTGATTTCTCTTCTGACTTCAGTCGAATCCCTAAAGATCTAAAAGATCTAGTAAGGAGAAAAGACGAGCTAACGGTACCTTTTTTAAAGCTACTGTTAACGGTCTACTCCATTTCTAGAGCATTTAGAACCAAGGCTGAACCAAGTTATGAGACTATAAAGGGCCCTTCACAGATGAAGGAGTACCCATTTGTAGAATCTGACTTTGATCAGTTTTGGTATTCTTTAGGATATTCGAAGAAGCTAAAGCCCAACAATTCTTTGAGATTTAGAAACTATCACAAAACTACAAATGCAGGACCAAACGGTCATGCACTGTGGTATTGTATTAGTGACTTATATTCTCTACCTGATAATGTTATAAATGATATTATAACATTAGCAGGAGATAAATTAGGTAATTATATTTCTCTATTGAGAAAACATTTACCCTATATATCTAGAATTGTCCCTGTCGTTAAAGGAAAGATTAGGAAACTAATCTACTTTTCTGACAAGGAGGGGAAAACTAGAGAAGTAGCCATATTTGACTATTTCTCACAGTCTTCCTTAATACCTTTACACAAATATTTGTTTAAAGCATTAAGGAAAATCCCTCAGGACTTTACTTTCGACCAGACAGGATATATGAGCTCTCTACAACACAGTGAGGTTTTCTACAGTATCGACCTAACGGCCTTTACTGATAGATTTCCAATCCGTGTTAATAGAGATTTACTCTCTTCAAGAATCGGACCCGAAAGGGCCGATGCCTGGATGAGAATAATGACCCAAGAATTTCTTTTACCGAATAATGAAACAATAAATTATTCAGTAGGAAATCCTATGGGTGCTTATAGTTCCTGGAATTCTACAACTCTTGCACACCACTTTGTGGTATGGAAGGCTTGTAAAAACAAACGTATTAATTGGAAAACATTACCTTATGCTATGTTAGGTGATGACCTAGTAATAGGAAATCGCCTAGTAGCATTAGAGTATTGTCGTCTAATTAGAACGCTTGGAATTCACTGGTCTAAAGAGAAAACTCATGTCTCTCCGCATTTCTTTGAATTCGCTAAGCGATATCATTGGTGTGGAGAAGACATAAGCCCTTTTCCGCTGAGCGGTCTTTGGTCTGAACGTAACCGGTTAACCGGCCAAATTCAGGTCTTAGACAACGCAGTGAGTAAAGGGTGGTTTTCAGCTTCTGAATGTATAGAATCCTTGGATGATATGCTCTCTTTTAGAGGTATCCCTCGCCGTATTAGACGGCGATGGGTCTCTCATATGAAGAAAGCATGGACAATAATGTCCATCCTACAGAAGAAAGCTTCGGCACTGGAATTAATTCCTTTTGTGGAAAAGATTTCAACTGTCGTAGCCAGCAAACTCGACGAAGAAAAGACATTTAATGTCCTTGTCAACTCGATTATGCTGAGCTTCGTGGATTCATCTGAATCCATAACTGATGATAAGAAATATACTGACGGATTAGGCCAAGTTGCCGAATCTATCACTATGTTCTTAACGTCACTTATGGATGTCATAGGATTCGAAGATTCTATCTGTCTTCCTGAGTCCCTTCCTCATACACATGTATGGGGACTGATCTCAGAGGACTATCTGCGAGCTCAACGAGAGGCATATATAATAGACACTATCCGTGGAGGAAACTGGGATCCTTTATTAAAGAATCTCAGAATTCCTACAACAGATAGGTCTGTTTACTTTAACAAGAAAACAGAACTATTATATATCCACTCAATGAGTATCGTAGAGAAGTTCGAAGACAGTATTAGACAATTAGCAATGTATCCTCAATTAATATAAGGAAATTATCCTCTATTAATTGGAGGGTAACATTGTTGTCTAATACCCAGACATAAGGGATAGCTTACCCGGGAAATACCCGGACCCAGTTCACACTGGGCATCTTAC